AAATACTTTTTATCTTTAGTGTCTTCGTATTCTTGTTGTGCAGATAACATTTTCTTTTTGTAAATAACTCGTTCATCGTAAAGTTCTTGCATCATCTTTGGTAGAAAACCTTGTTTGTCTGTTCTGAATAATGCACCATTCGGTGTCATAGTAGTTTTATCTGGTATGTTTAATTTAACACCTTTCAACATATCGTCAACTGTAATATCTTGATGACAACTTTTTAATAGTGTTTCTGGTGATAAATTGTATTGCATAATTAAGTGTGGATACAATGAATTTAAATCAAAGGACACTACCCATTTGTGTAAACCAGTAAGAGGTTCTTTTACATATGCACCTTCATATTGTTCATCTTTACGATAAGATTTTTTTTGTGGTATAACAATCTTTCTTTTTCTTAAAAAATTATATATCAATATATCCCAATATTTTACTTGTCCAAATACATCATTATAATTTACTTTACCCTCATATGCAATGGTAAGTGCAAGGTCAATCAAACCCATTTTATCCTCTAGTCTGTCAACAATTTCCACATCTTGAATATTATAATCGATAAAAGATTGAAAGTCTTTTTCATACCACTCTTTAAAAGTTTCAAAGGGATTATCGTCTTTTGTTTCACCTAACTCTACGAGTGCAATGTTATTAAGAGTATACGATTCTTGTTTAGTGTATGTAAATTTTTGATAGAGTTGTAAATAGTCTAGTTGTGAAATACCCATAATATCATAAACTAAATGATTTCTACCCATAGAGTATATTTTTCTTGAACTCACATTACCCCAAGGTGATAGTTCTTTCATTTTAGATTCACCACAAACTTTAAAAATGCGATTACACAAATATGGCATATCAAAGAAATCTGTATTCCAACCAGTGATAACATCTGGATAGTTCTTTGTCCAGAAAGTCATAAACTCCATAATCATATCATATTCATTAGGACAACGAATATAAGTTACATCTTCTCTTTTATTCTTGTAAGGTTGTATTCCCCAAACAATTAACTTTTTTGTTTGTTGGTTTTTGATAGTAATTGATAATAAAGGTTCTATTGCAGACTCTGGATTAGGAAATCCATTTTCACATTGCACTTCAATATCAATAGTAAATATTGATATTTTATCTTTGTTCCAATTTACTTTTTGTGGGAATGTATCTGAAATGTATGTGTATGCGAATCTATCTAATCCATAGATAAGGTGAGGCTGACTTTCATATTTTAAAATAAAGTCTTTTGCACCTTTTATAGTTTCACATTTGTAAGGAGTAACACTTTTACCTTCGAGTGTTTTCCATTCCGTTTCTTTTAAAACTGGAACAAATAATGTTGGTGAGTATTTGACTTTGAAATTAAGTCGTTGACTACCACTTACACCACGAACTAAAAGAAAATTACCCCACTGAATAACATTAGTATAAAAATCCATATTGTAATTATATCACTTTTTTCTTAATAATCAATCCTCAAATAAAGGGTCTACCTCTGGAAAGTATTTTTTCATTGCATCAACTAAATCCTCATAGTGTGCAACTTCTTTCAATTCTTTTTCTATCTCTCCAACTATATCGCCATGTTCACCAATACCAGCTGGGTTTGATAATAACACCTCAACATTTGCAAGATGTTTTCTAATATGTCCCTCTGCATGAACTAAAAATGCAGTTCTTAATTTATTTCTAATCGCTTCTTGAGATTTCATCATTTTCTTTTTTCTTTCCAATGTTATATTTTGGTTCTAACACCCACTCGGACTTTTCTTTAAATGATATTATTTTTATTTGTGAGAGAGGTGCTTTTAGTTCTGGGGTGTTATCAAAACTAACTAAACCCCAATCTTTGAGAAGGCCTGCAATTGAGTTCCTTCTACCTATATCGTTCTCTGTAATGTTATGTTCTTTACCATCAAGTGCGAACAACTCTTTAAAGTGAACAATATAGTATTTACCTTGCTTGTGCAATATATGACAAGACTGATAAAGTTTTTTTTCTTTTCTGGAAGATACACCAATTCTAGAGAGAGTTTCTCTAACTTTTAGAAAATCGTCTGGTTCTTTGAGAGTGACTTCAAACATTTTGTCTGTAGTCCATAATGATTCATTCATTTCATTCCACCTTTACTTAACTTATTCTTAATGAACTCAATTTGCTCATTATTCAGTATGTCTAGAACTGATTTTGCCTTTGCATTACTATAACCATAATATTCTTTTACATACTCTAAATTTTTTTGTTTACTAGGTTTTATCCAAGGAGCATATCTTTTCCTTGACCTAATAGTATTTAGTAAAAAATCATATTTCATCTTGTTATCTATGTTATGATAACGATTAACTTCATTTACTAATAAGATAGTATCGTTGTGTGGTGCGAGACATTTGTTTACTAAAAAAGATGAATACTTCTTTTCATACATCTCATCTCCACTATCCATAATATTTACTTTAGTGTAGTTTATAGAGTTTAAATATTCTTTTAATTCATAACTCATTTAAGTTTACACTCACTCATTACTTGAGTCAGACAGGCAAGTAAATTTATTTCTTGGTCAGCGACAAATGCAGCTTTATATTGATACTCTGCAAGTAATAAAACTGCTTGTGCAGATGAACTAGTGCCATCAAAATACTCGTATAGTTTATCATATAACTTTCTAAATATTCTTGATTGGTCGTTATCTAAATTATTGACAACCCACTTTCTAACATTAGTAAAGTCTTTATCTTTCATAAACACTACTAAGTCTTTCATATTCTTTTCTGATACATTTACAAGTATACCACTATCAATAGTTCCAGATGCAGAATATCTTTGTAACTCATTTAAACATCTTCTCCAATCTGGAAAAAACTTCATAATAAGTTCTGCGATAACTCTTTTATCATACTTAACACTTTCTGTTGCAAGAACATTCTCAACACTTTTCATAAATTCTTTTGCAAGTGTTGGTTTCTCATCTGATGGAATATTAAATTCAACAACACTACAACGACTATGAAGTGGTTCTATAATTCTATTCTTAAAATTACAAGTAAGAATAAATCCACAGTTTTTGTGGAACTCTTCTATCATACCACGAAGTGCTGGTTGTGTTGATTGAGGATTTAGATAATCTGCTTCGTCTATGATGATAAACTTTCTACTACCTTCTAATGACATTGTAGATGCAAAGTTTTTCATCTTGTTACGAAGAACATCAATACCAGATTCCTCAGAACCATTGATAAGAATGTAATCATAACCTATCTCATCTAACATTGCTTTTGCAACTGTTGTCTTACCAACACCTGGCCCACCAGTTAAAAGTAAATTAGGAATACCATTCTTCACAAACTCAGAAAATGTTTTTTTATGTGATTTAGATAATACACAGTCGTGTATAGACTTAGGTCTATACTTTTCAACCCAAAGAAAAGTCTCTTTCATTAAACTCTCCTAAGCGTTATATGTAGATTCTGGTTCTAATGCAATAAAATATGATACATCTAAATTCTTATGTTGGAAATAAGAAATACCTTTAGATGATATTTGTACTTTATAATCACCAGGCAGTAATTTTAGATTTTCTACTTTGAAATAAAACTCAAAAAATGTAGTTGCACCACTACCAATAGTAACTGCAAAATCATTTGATGAATTGTTCTTTTTATCTTTAACTTTTAATTGAATAACACTATCTTTTTGTCCAGTTAATACTAAATCAGAAACACCTAAAGTTGCAGCTGCAGTAGTAACTTTTTTAAGAATATCTTCAGTTAATTCTACTTCAACATCAATAGAGGGCATCTTGATTTCTTTATCAACTGTTACGATAACAGATGGGTCAGAAAAGTGATACTTACAACTTGAACTATTATCTTCTTCTGCAATCGTCATATACTTGTCTGTAAATGATAAGACTGGTTCTTTGAATAAACTCATTGCAGATAAAAATTCATTTAAATTGTAAATTGGAATATCTTGGGTAAATGTATCTGGAACAGTTGCAGATGCAACAATGTTTTTCATAGCAGATACTGTTTTTAATTCAGAACCATTTTTAATCAAGATGTTTTGATTAATGTTCGCATAAGATTTAAGTATCTCTTTTGTTTGACTTGATAATTTCATTATTTAGTTTCCTTCACTTCAATAAGTTTATTTAAATACCATTGGGCTTTCTTTAAGTCCTCAGTACCATTTTTATAATTATATCTCCAAATGTATTTTAAAATATTACCTTGAAGATAACTTTCAAAACCATCACCAGTTGCAGATTCTATTGCATCAATACATTCGACTTTTTGTTGATTGTAATGTGGTGGGTGGTTAACATTATCTATTTTTTTCATATAGTCATTATATATTAAAGGTGGGGTTTTGTCAACCCCACCGATAAATTTACTTTACTTCAATCATTTGAGGTTTTTTGTGGTCAGGCACAATTCTTTCTAATGCAATGTATA